CCGAAATCGTTTCTCATATTTGTTCTCCTATTTGTTTTTTAACCTAAATAAATTTGAAAGTCCACCAGTATTATAGCCTTGTGGAACTCTTCCTCCTTGAGCAACAGACTCAGTATCACCCATTAAATACTTTTGTCTAAAAGCAGCTAAATAAGCATCTCGTTTACTTGTATCTTCTGGTATTTGTGTAGAACCTTTATCACCATAAAGCATCTCATACGCTCTTTGAGCAGCTAACATCATTTCTTCTCTGGAAGGGTATCCGCTTACATCCTCCGCAATAGTAGTAGTAGTGATATCCCCATCTGGTTCTGGGTCCTCATCATATCTATATTTAGATTTTCTCTTTTCTAAAGCTAACCACAACGCGTCATATGCTTCTGGATTGCTACCTGGAGGGCCTCCTACATATTGTTTCCATTCATCTAGAATGGCTTTACCTTCAGAAGTTAATTTATGTTCATCATACATTGCTTTTAATAAACCCAACATAGTTGGCTTAGGAATACTCTTTCCTATTTCAATGAACTTTTTAAAAGCATTCATATCTTCATAGTATTTAGTTGGATCAAGTTTTTGTAAATTTCTTAGTATATATTCATTGGTTTTATTTTCGAGATTTTGTTGGTCGACTAGAGTCTTCTTTTGACCATAATATTCTGGTCCCCCTTTCTCTTCTTCTCCTCTAGTAATAATTTCTTTAATTTCTAATGTTCTTAGATCTTCAGGACTAATATATCCTGGCCCACTTTTTTCTCCTGGGGCTGTTCTTCTTCCTGGTGTTTGTGTGACTGCTCCAGTTTGGTGTACGTCTTGATATCCTCCGTCACCACCACTTCTAGTTCCTCCACTCGCACTTGTTCCAGGAGACATAGATTTTCCTGAAGCAGTATCTGCTTGTGCTCCTCTGAAAAATCCAGTTCTTCCTCCTTCAGCTAGGCCCAAGACTCCAGAGTCTTCAGGACGGATGTAACCGCCTTTAGCTGATTTAGAACGAAACAAATGAGACACGCCTCCTGTGTTATAACCTTTAGGATATTTTTCCCAACGTTTAGCAATCTCGGGCTCATTAGCCCATAAATATTTTCTTTGTTTTTCAGACTGAAAAGGCATTAACTTCTAGGTCCTTTTAAAGTTTTAACATCTTTACGTTTCATAACATCAGATCTCATTTTAGCTCTGTTAGACATTCTTTGTTTTTCTAAAGAAGTATCCGCTCTTAAATGAGCCAACTCTTCATTTTGTTCCATCTTATCTTCTTGAACATTTTGATTCATCATCGCCTTCATACGATCAAGCGCAATTCGCTTTTCATCTTCTTGTTGTTTTCTTTGATTGTCTTGAGCTTTAAGATCAAGTTCCCTTGCTCTAAGTTTAGCAATAGGGTCATTATCAAATTGAGAACTAATTTTCTTTTCTTCTTCTAGGAATTCTTCCATCATCTCTGCAATCAGTTGAGCTTTTCTTGCTTCTATCTTTAATTGTAGATTTTGAACTTCTTGCTGGATTCTAGGGTCGGGTTGTTGTTGAGGATTTTGAGTCATCATTTGTTGAATCTGTTGAACTTTAGCAATGTCATCTCTAAATTCCATATCGACTTGTTCTTGAGCCATCATAGAAATATGTTCAAATATATTTTTCTCTAAAGCTGCAAGGACCATTGGATTATTTCTAGCCATATTGGTTGCCATAAAAGCAATGTGTGCTGTGACATGGGCTCTATGATCCTGACCTGTAAAAGCCTGAAAAGGTTTTCCACCTAATGCATCAATATGTTCAATTGCTGGATTCTTTGGAGCTGGCGGTGGAGGAGGTGGTAATATCTGATCAATATTTTTAACCCCTATCGCCTGATACATATCTCGATAAGCTTCATATAAATTATGAATCTGTGGATTAGACTGAGCTAATTGTAATTCTGTTTGTGCTGTTGCAATTCGTTGTGTCTGTGAAAAAATATTTGGATCCGCAATCGGCATGATATCAATTCGATCGTCAAAGTCAGCTTGTTTAATTTCTTTTTGATCTCCAATCACATCGTAAGGATAAACTGGAGGCAGATAGGTAGAAAAAACTTTAGAGAGTAAAACAAACTCTTCTTTAAGGGATGAATATATTCTTTTATGTATTGCTGACATTACCCTCGAGCCACGCTCTAAAAGAGCCACGGTAGTTCCCACAGCAGCCTGTTGGTTCCCGTCACCTACCTGCATGTCAGCAATGGACGCGAATCTCTGTCCTGCTTGCACCACAATATTCATTAACTGTAATAATGTTTGTGATGGTTCTTTGTAAGGTAAATTGAAAAAAGCATCTTTAAGGTTACCGCCTGGAGCATCGACATCTCGAAATTCTCCAGGCTGTAAAGATACGGCATCGTTTTGTACACGAATTCCTCGCATCTTAAATCCTGCTGGTAAATTGGAGAGGGTACCAGCATCGATAAGTTGACGCAATGCAGCCGTAGCTGTTCTTGATAATCCGCCAATCATATGGATCAATCCAAAACCATAAAATCCTAATCCCGGTAAAAATCTAAAATGAACAAAATATTCAATTTTCTTTTTTAACGGATCATTAAGACGATAGTTTCGTTTGATTGCTAAAACGTCTCTTGTGCTATCTTCAATGGTGACTATATACGGAATCTTAATTCCTGTGGGTTCGCCATCTTGGCCACGATCTTCAAATCCTTCCAGATCTAAATTAACATGACATTCTATAAGGGTAAAAATATTTTCATTTTGTCCTTTACGGGTTCCTTCCAGTTCCCGTTCTTTTTTCCTGACTTCAGATTCGACGTTATAAGGAACGCTCAGATCAATATCGCGATAGAATCCTCCCACCTGTTGTTTTCTTAAGTCGTTTTCTGACATCTTAAGCACATGACATATGGCTTCCGTATCTTCCAATGAGGTGGCAGAATACGGAACCACTAAGTCATCTGCTGGAACGAACTTCGATACTGCCCGTCCCAATAAATCATCATAATAAACTTTCTTGAAAGTTGAACCTGCGAGCGGCAGGTAAAACAGCATCTGGTCAAACTCGGAGTCGTATTCTTTCATGACATTCATGAGCTGATAGTTCATGTAGTCTTTGACACGGGTTGCCTGATCTTGTCTCTCTCTTGTTATCTTTCCTAAAATCTGTGTTCGAACGGGGCCGCTTGGAGGAAGTAATTCTTTGTAAGCTCCCGCCTGAAATTGTGTAACCGCTTCTGCAAGCACAGGATGCGTTGCACCCGATGCCCCCTGAAAAGGTTCTGTTCTGTTTTTGTATTGAAATCCTAAAAGATCAAGTCCTTTAGTATAAGTATCTTCCCATTGTCTTCTTGACTGGCGATAGTCATCATAATTAGCCCACATCTCGGATCCGAGTGCGGATAAAACTGAATCGGGAAGAAGATCGGCTAGATTCGCGTAATGATCCTGACCTCCTGCTTGATTAACTGCACCGGGTTCAAAAGTAACCTCAGCGCCTCCATCTTCCATTTGATTAACTTCGACATCTCCTGGTTTAGGAACGGATTCCTGCAACTCAGTTGCAATATCCATCTGTTCCTGTTGGGAAGGTATTTTTACTGTCTGCTTCACGTTCGGTAAAGCTTTATCGACTTCTGCCATGTAATTTCTCCAATTGAAATGGTTTACTCTGTTTTTTAGCTTTAATCAAGCGTCTAGGATCAGGGCCTTTAACGGGTGGAATCAATTTCCACTTTACGTTTTTCATATTTTTAGTAAGCGTGGGGTTTTTCATTTTGTTAATTGATCATATAAATTGACGCCGCTGAGTTCTTCTTTATCTTCAAAATTAATACCTGGAACATCTGGTTTATTTACTAGCTTGAGAGCGTCTTCATAAGAAATACCTTGCTCCTTTGCTATTTGAGAAGCTTGTTCATATGTATCTAACATTTTAGGTGCAGCCTCTTTTCTTGTTTGTATGTCCTGCTGTTGTTCTTCAGTTAAAGGATCCCAATCCAAATTCTCTTTGGCCCATTGATGTAACTTATAACCCGACGTTAAGCCAAAAATAGGCCATGCCAGTCTTGAAGAAATAAACTGTACAGTTTTTGGACTCAAACCTGCTCGTGCAATAGTATTTCTAAATACTCGTAACTTATCCCCTTTAGATAATGTCTTTAATGACTCACCGAAATGTTTAACTGTTTTTTCTAAACCCAATTCTTTCATGCCCCAATTCCAAAACGCAGCGCCCATGTAAGTCATAGGGTTATCTAAATCGTAATCCGGTGCTTTTTTTTCTTTAACTGCCTCAACTGTTTCTTTAATACTTCCCACTCCTTTCCAAAACGGTATTGCGAGAGCAGCTAGCGGTTTTACTATACCATATTTGCCGACTTTTTTTGCACCTTCCCAAATTTTTTCTGGATATTTAGTAATAGCTGCTCCTGTTCCTATTCCTGCTGCTCCACCCGCTATTTCCCATTTTGTTGGCCATGTTGTTCCATCTTGTAATCCAATACGCCCACCTTCAGCAAATTTTAATTCTCCTTTGAAAGGTTTTGACTTAGCAGCCTTAGGAAGTTGAAGCTTCATATTTTCTATAATAATAACAACAGTTTCAGCTTCCTTTTGTGTTAGTTTTTCATTCTTTTTAAGAACTGGCATTCCATTTTTATCAAAAACAAGATCACCTTTCTTACCTGCTTCTGACGTTTTCCAGTGTACTTTGAATTTTTTAAGCAATGGTTCAAGCTCTTTAAACTTTCCTTCGACCAGGCCACTACCTAAAACACTCTCATAATCAATTATAGGATTATCAACAAATTTCATTTTGTTTCCTGTGAATTCTAAAAGCTCACCTCTAACTTTTCCATTAGTCTTTAAGGCCAGATCCGTTAGACCAGTATTAACTCTATTAATAAGATCTTTAAGTTTCATGGTTTTAGGAAAATTATACTCTCTTTGTAATGTCAAATTAACATCAACGATAGTGTTTGGATTCTTTCCTTTATGTAAATTAGCTATATGCTTTAATACGGTAGTTAAACCACTTCTTATATTATCTAATCCATTGCCGTATGCCTCGTTTTCTAAGCTTGAACCAAAATTCAAATCTGTCACGTTTAAAAGTTTCCCTGTTTTTTTTTGTTTAGTGGTTGTATGCATTAAATGGACTAATTTTCCAAAACCTGCAGATTTCTTAGCGGAAATTAAAAATTCTTCTGCTGGAATACTGCCCATAGTTTTTCTTAAATCATATCGAATGGAATTAAGAACTGTTCTAGCGTTAAATTTTTTCTGAAGTGAAACAAATTTAGGATCAACAAAAGAAAGACCTTTAATTTCTGGAAAATGCTTCCTCATAAATTCCTCTTTAAACAAGCTGTATCCTTTATTTTTCATTACTTTGTTCAATTTTTTAAAAGAATCAATCTTAAAATCTTTAATTAGTTTTTTAGCAATAGGAATTCTATCCTGAGGAGTCAGTCGATCTTGCCATATTTCAGTTAATTTTTCTTTAGATGGAGGTTTATACCAGTAACCTGCGCCAGTAGTTGGTACCTCTACTTTTACTTTTTCAATTTTATAATCATCCGCTATTCTAGAAAGTTGCTGATGTATTCCCCGATCCCCTGTTATATTAGAGGTAGAAATTCCACGGTCTTCAAATAATTTAACCATGTCCCTAGATGAAATAAATCCCTTGTCCCTAAAAGGTTTCAACTTATTTGCCACAAGAGTATCTCTTTCCAACATTAATTTACTTACATCGTCGCTGTATTTAGAGACTTCGTCTGTCAGTTGTAAACGATACCGAATATTTCCAGTCTTATCTATAGTAGAAATACTAATGCCAGGACCTACATCTTCTTTAACAGCCTGATAGATATTACTTCTTATTTTTGAGCGATCACTACCTTTTAACTGGTTAAAAATTCTTTTTCCTATGTTCCATACCTTTTTACCAGTTTTTATATATCCAGGTATCTTGGGTATTTGTGTAACCAAACCTGGATTTTGAAACCCCTGCCTCATACCTGGTTCCACGATACCGCCAGGTTTCATATCGATCCTTCCACCTTCATTAAGCCCAAAGCGTTCGCCTAGGGTTGCGGGTCCCGTTCTATTCCACCAATCAATATAAGCCATTATCTTCTTCTAAACAGGTTAGACACGCCGCCGGTTGCATGGCCTGGAATTTCTTCTATATCAAAATATCTTTTTCTCAATTCAGCTATGTTCT